CGTCGCCCCTGACGGCCATGCGCAACGATCTCGCCGACAAGTCCGTCCGGAACATCGCAGCCGTGTGGAGGGCACGACTCGCCGCCCCGTACAATCCCGGTCATGGCACGCAAGCGCAAGTCGTCGGGGAAGCAGGTGCTGCTGGCGGGCCTCGATGACTGCATCCTCGGCGTGCACTACCCCCGCGCCGGCGAGGCAGGGCCGCCCGTGGTCGTCTACAGCGCGGACATGATCGCAGCCCGCCTACGCGACGATCAGGGCATGACCCAGGTCGAAGCACGGTGCTTCGTCACCGACGAGATCGAGGCACGGTGGATGGGGCCGGGAACACCGCGACTAGTCTGGGCGGCAACGATTCAAGATTTCGGCATAAACAGCACCAAGGACTGATATAATCACGCCATGATCGTACGAAGCTTCGAGGACTGGAAGGCCGCCGTGCGCGAGCACATGGCACAGACCGGACAGGTCACCAACGCGCTGGCTGTTCGCATGGACGCCGAAGACCGCATGGCCGCGCACAACGTGCGGTGCCTGCTTTCTGACGCACCCAAGATCCGCCGCAGGGGCTGCAACCTCGCCAGCGCCATCGCCATCGCCGAATCCGTTGGACTCGAAATCCATCTTTCATACAAGAATGAAACCTGATGCCAAGCAAATCACCCGCACAGAAGCGACTGATGCAGGCGGCAGCGCACTCCCGGTCGTTCGCAAAGAAGGCCGGCGTCCCTATGTCCGTCGCAAAGAAGTTCGTGCGAGCGGACAAGGCGAAGGCAGCCAAGCGCCGCGCCCGATAGGCCGACCGCCAGAGCCCGTCCCGCAAGACCTAGCCGACGAACTCGTCGCATGGTTGGCCGCTGGCAAGCCGCTGCGGGAATGGTGTAGACTTGAAGGCAAGCCTCATTTTACTGTGGTCTACGACTGGAGGGCAAAAGATCCAGCGTTTGACCTACGCATCGCGCAGGCGCGTGAGGACGGGCATGACGTGATCGCCGACGAGTGCAAGGAACTGGCCGACACCAAGCCAGCCGATCAGGTCGAAGTCGCATGGCGTCGCCTCCAGGTTGAGACGCGGCTCAAGCTCCTCGCCAAGTGGAACCCCAAGAAGTACGGCGACAAGGTCGGCGTGGACCATGCCGGCGGCGTGAACCTGACCGTCATCACGGGCGTGCCAAGTGCCGATAAGTCTTGACTACAACCCGCGCCAGTGGCAGCGGGAATGTCACCTGAAGCGCAAGAGGTTTACCGTTCTCGCCTTGCACCGACGTGCTGGCAAGACGGAACTTGCCATCATGGAGCTTCTGGACAAGGCTCTGAAATGCAAGCAGCCGCTCGGGTTCTTCGTGTACATCGCACCGTTCCTGCGCCAGGCCAAGGCCATCGCTTGGGCGCGTCTCAAGGACAAGCTGCGCCCGATGCGCACGACTGGGGCCATCGACATCAACGAGGTGGATCTGGCCGTCGTGTTCAAACACAACGGCGCGACCATCCGCCTGTTCGGCGGCGACAACCCCGACGCCCTGCGCGGCGTCCGACTCGACGGCTGCGTGATTGACGAGGTCGCACAGATCAAGCCCGAGGTCTGGACCGACATCGTTCAGCCTGCCCTGTCCGACCGCAAGGGCTGGGCGATGTTCATCGGCACGCCGTCCGGAATCAACCTGTTCAGCGAGCTTTTTTACCGCTCCAACGGCCTCGATGACTGGTGGTCTGCCCTCTATACCGTCGATGATACGGACGCCATCGACCGCGACGAAGTCAGGCGCTTGCGCCGCGACATGCCCGAAACGGCGTTCGCACGCGAGTACCTGTGCGACTTCAGCGCAGCCGGCGACGATCAGCTCATCACCCTGTCCGACGCCGAGGCGGCAGCACGGCGCAAGTACCCCGACGGCGACATCATTGACGCCCCGCTGGTCGTTGGCGTTGACCCGGCCAGGTTCGGTGACGACCGCAGCGTGATCGTGCTGCGCCAAGGGCTTGTCGTGTTCGAGCCGCAGGTCTACCGTGGGATCGACAACATGGGCCTGGCTGGCCGTGTCGCCAACGTCATCGAGGAGCGCGACCCAGACGGCGTGTTCATCGACGTGGGTGGCGGGGCGGGCGTGATCGACCGGCTGCGCCAGTTGGGCTACGGGATCGTCGAGATCAACTTCGGCGGCAAGGCCAACAACCCCGGCTTGTTCGTCAACAAGCGCACCGAGATGTGGTGGACGATGCGGGAATGGCTCGAGCAGGGCGGCTCGATTCCCAACGACCCGTACCTGAAGGCCGAACTCGCCACCCCCACGTATTCGTACGACTCCAACGGCAGGCGCGTGCTCGAGTCCAAGGACGACATCAAGCGCCGGCTACAGGGCGGGGCCAGCCCGGACATCGCCGACGCGCTGGCGCTGACGTTCGCGTTCCCCGTCGGCAAGCAGCTCCCACGCGAGGTGCGCGACCGCATCGACACTCGGCCAGGCGACTACGACCCATACGAGGGCATGCAATGATCCGACCAGCGACACGCGATGACGTTCCGGCACTGCTGACGATGGGCAGGCAGTTCATCCAGTACAGCGAGTACCGGGCGATCAACGACCATCTGACCGACGAGCAACTAGCGAACGGTATAAGCGCGGTCATCGACTGCGGAGTTTCGTTTGTTGCGCTCAACGGCGAGCAAATCATCGGCGTCATTCTTGGCGTGGTAGGCCCGCTCTGGTTTGCTCCGCACATGCAGACTGCTGTGGAGCTCGCGTGGTGGGTTGACCCTGCGCATCGTGGCATGGCTGGCATCAGGCTCATGCAGGCGTTTGAGGGAGAGGCCAAGCAACGCGGTTTGAAGTACGTGGCGATGAGCGATCTCGTGATGAATGGGCGAGATGAGACACCTGCCGCAAGAATCCTCGGCATCATGGGTTACACTCTGACCGAGCGGATGCATTCCAAGGAGATTTGACATGGCTTTATTCACGGCAATCGGTACGGCTCTCGGTGCTTCGGCAGCAGCAGCAGCAGCGACTGGCGCGGCTGTCGCAGGAGCAGCAGCAGCAGCTGGCGGTTTGGGTTATTCGATGTATGCCGGCGAACGTGCCGACAAGGCTCAGAAGCAGGCGCTCGGCGAGCAACGGCAGGCCCAGCAGCAGGCCGTTGCACAGGCAGCATCGCAGCAGCGACGCAGCGCCCAAGCAATGGCAGCAGCCAACCGCCGGCAGCCTGACATGAGCAGCATCATGGCGGGCGCAGCAGAGGGCGCAGGCGGCGGACCAACCAGCACCATGCTGACCGGACCGACCGGCGTCAACCCGCAGGATCTGGCGCTCGGTCGCAGTTCACTCCTCGGAGGCTGACATGGCTGCGTTCGGCAACATCAGACCACCAGCCAGCGACCAAGGGACGGCAGATGCAGCCCGTCCGTGGCTGACTATTCCCAAGCAGCCAAGCGGTGGTAGTGGTGGATTCTTTGGTGGGAAACCGCAAGCCGAACAGCGTCCGTTGTTCTCGCCAATGAAGACCGAGGATCTCGTCAAACTCAGCGCAGAAGATCGCAATGCGTACTTTGCAGACTATGCCAAGTACGGAAACTCACTATCTGGACTGCGTTTGATGGGCGCACCGGGCGGAGGAATTATGGGTTCCCCGGGCGGTGGTCTTATGGGCATCGGACGATTGATGGGCGCTGCGCAATCGTCACTTGAGAACCAGCGGCAGGCATTGAACGATTTGCTGTATCCACGCGCACCGGGCGGCTTCCTACCACGGGCCATCCAACCGCAACGCACACCTAACGCACCAGGCGCACGATGAGCGAATACACCGGCGACGCACAGTCCTATCCAAGCGCACCCACACGCGACAAGTTGTTCACGCGATGGGGGCAGCTCAAGTCTGAGCGTGCGTCGTGGCTCTCGCACTGGCAGGAGATCACGACCTACCTGCTCCCGCGCAACGGGCGCTACTTCCGCCAGGACCGCGACAAGGGCTGGCGCCGGCACAACAACATCTACGACAACACCGGCACCCGCGCACTGCGCACGCTCGGCGCTGGCATGATGGCTGGCGCGACCAGCCCGGCACGGCAGTGGTTCAGGCTAGCGACTGCCGACCCGGAACTGAACTCGTACCAGCCCGTCAAGTTGTGGCTTGACGACGTTACGCGCCGCATGCAGTTGGTGTTTCAGAAGTCGAACACCTACCGCGCCCTGCACACGATGTACGAAGAGCTCGGTGCGTTCGGCACTGCCACAAGCATCGTGCTGCCCGACTTCAAGAACGTCATCCACCACTACCCCGTCACGACGGGCGAGTACTGCATTGCCACCGACGCGCAGGGCCGCGTTGACACGTTGTACCGCGAGTTTGAGATGACGGTCGCCGCGATGGTGAAGGAGTTCGGCTACAAAAACTGCTCGACCACCGTGCGCAACATGTGGGATCGCGGCACGCTTGACCAATGGATTCCAGTCATCCACGCCATCGAACCGCGATCCGACCGCGACCACAAGAAGCGCGACAACAAGAACATGGCGTGGGGCTCGTGGTACTTCGAAGTCGGCGGCGAGGACGGCGTGTTCCTGCGAGAGAGCGGGTTCGAGCAGTTCCCCGCGCTCGTCCCGCGCTGGGCTACCGCCGGCGGCGACATCTACGGCAACAGCCCGGGCATGGAGGCGCTTGGCGACATCAAGCAGCTCCAGCACGAGCAGTTGCGCAAGGCCCAGGCCATCGACTACCAGACCAAGCCGCCGCTCCAGGTGCCCGTGTCGATGAAGAACCGCGACGTCGAGACGCTGCCCGGTGGCATCTCGTTCGTGGACGGCGCGTCAGCCGGCATCAAGACGGCGTTCGAGGTCAACCTCAACCTCCAGTACCTGCTCAACGACATTCAGGACTGCCGCGAGCGTGTGCGTGGAGCGTTCTACGCCGACATGTTCCTCATGCTGGCGGGCCAGCCGAACACCCGCATGACGGCCACAGAAGTCGCCGAGCGCCACGAGGAGAAGTTGCTCATGCTCGGGCCCGTGCTCGAGCGCCTGCACAACGAACTGCTCGACCCGCTCGTGGACATCACGTTCACGCGCATGTTGCAGGGTGGCATCATCCCGCCGGCACCCGAGGAGTTGCAGGGCATGGACCTGAACGTCGAGTTCGTCAGCATGCTCGCCCAGGCGCAGCGTGCCATCGGCACGAACTCGGTCGACCGCTTCGTCGGCAACCTCGGCCAGATCGCCACGATGAAGCCGGACATCCTCGACAAGTTCGACAGCGACCAGTGGGCTGACATTTACGCCGACATGCTTGGCGTGGACCCGTCGCTCATCATCGCCGACAAGGAAGTCGCAGCAATCCGCACCGCCCGCAACCAAGCGATGGCGGCCAAGGAGCAGGCGGCTGCGTTGCAGCAGTCGTCGCAGACGGTCAAGAACATGGCGCAGGCTCCGACTGGGCAACAGAACGCATTGACCGACGTGATGAACATGTTCAGCGGATACACCAGCCCATCGGCGCTGGAAGTTTGAAAGGACCACCATGCCATACTTTATGAAGACGCCCGGTGGTCCTTGGCTTTACAACTCAACCACAGGCGATTTTGCTGGCTTGAAAGATCCCGACGGCAGCGAACTCATCTTCGCTAGAGCTCCGCATACGGGTGGGTTTTTTGACGTGTCAAACCAGACTGCGCTTGCAAACACTGCTACGCCAATGGAATACGACACAACCGACTTCTCGCATGGAGTTTCGGTTGTGAGCAACAGCCGAATCACAGTGACACGCGACTCGGTCTACAACATCCAATTCAGCGCCCAGTTCAAGAACACAGACAACTCATCGGAGCACAACGTAAGCGTGTGGCTCGCATTGAACGGAACCAATGTCGCAAACAGCAATACACAGATCACGCTGCCGAAAAAGCATGGTGGTGGTGACGGGTTGCTGGTTGCAGCATGGAACTTTTTCGTGACCATGAACGCCGGCCAGTACGCGCAGATCATTTGGTCCACGCCAAACACCGCCGTGTCGATTGCCTACGAAGGCACGCTATCGACTCCGACCAGGCCGGCTACGCCGTCTGTGATCCTGACCGTCAACGAGGTCAACGGTATCTCCTGACGTTGCTAGTTCAACATTCGCCATCTCAGACAGTCCAAACGTGAGCAATTACGACCCACTCGATATCCGTGGACAAGAGCGCAACAAGGCCGAGCGCGACCAGCGTGAACGCCTTGAGCGCGAGAACGAGGCAGCCGACGTCAAGTGGCTGATGAACAACAAGCGTGGCCGGCGCATGGTGTGGCGGTTGCTGGACAGGGCCGGGGTATTCCGGTCATCGTTCGCCACCAACAGCATGACAATGGCCTTCTCTGAAGGTAACCGTAACTACGGCCTACAGTTACTTGGTATTATCCATGCCGTATGCCCGGAACTTTATCCGGTCATGTTGAAGGAACACACGAATGAACGAACCAACGACGATGCTGGCGACC